AACAAATCGTCGTAGAAGAACTATCCGACACCCAACTAGAAGCCTTCACCGAAGCCATCCAAGAAGCCCCAACAGAAATCAAAGAAGCGTTCGAAAAAACTATTGACATCTTCAGTTCACAATTCGAAAACTATGTACCGACAGGCTCAAACATCCCCGTCGGTGAACGCCGAACCCTAGTCGCTGTAGGTGCGCTCATCGCAGCAATACCACCTACTAGGATCAGAAGATAATGAAACACATCATCAACTACGTGAGGGATAACACTTGGACCTGGGTAGGTACCGGCATGGTTCTAATCACCTTGTCAGGGCCTACGTTACGCCAAGCTTTACTCCTTACAGGTATCGGCATAGTGCTACACTCGTTGATATCCCTAACACAAAAGGACCCAGAATGAACTCCATGATTGCCAAAACTTTAGACCTCACACAACGCCTCGTATCGCTGTTCATCGCATCAGCCCTACCTATCATCACAGGTGGCGCAATCCTCGGAGTCGACGTAGTTAAATCCGCTGGTGTCGCAGGCCTGACAGCCTTGTTCGGTGTTGTACAGAAACTTGCCGCCGCATCAGTAGACGGCGAACTCACATCAGAAGAAATCTCGGCAGCGTTCGGCACCAAAGCCAAAAAGAAGTAATGAAAAAGAAACCAGTTTGGGAAACAAAAAACCCAAAGAAAAAATCTACACCACTCAGCAAAAATCAAAAGGCTTCAGCGAAAGCGTCAGCGAAGAAAGCTGGTCGCCCATACCCGAACCTTGTTGACAACATGAACGCGGCTAAGAAAAAGAAGTAATGCCTAAAACTGCGGCATGGCAACGCAAAGAAGGCAAAGACCCCACCGGTGGGTTGAACGCTAAAGGTCGAGCCTCTTACAAAGGTGGCACCCTCAAACCACCTGTGTCTGCTGCACAAGCGAAACGATCACCTAAAGCTGCGGCTCGACGCAAATCGTTCTGTGCAAGAATGGGTGGTATGCCAGGCCCTATGAAAGACTCTAAAGGTAGACCGACACGTAAAGCGTTGGCGTTACGAAAGTGGGATTGCTGATGCCAAAAAAAGTTGCGTGGGATTACATTGTCCCTATCGTTATGCCAGCCGACCTGAAAGGTGTTGAGCCAGGGAAACTACCTGAGAACTTGTTACGCCCAATCAAAGGTGGCGGCAAACTGCATTGGCGGGCCGCTGACGCATGGAACGCTATGGTCACGAAAGCCACATTGGATGGTGTGCTTCTTAAACCGACTAGTTCCGGCGACCTGTATCGCACATACGAGTCACAGAAGGCAGGGTTTCTGCAACGGTACCGGCTTGATCCGATTCCTGGTGCGTCAACGAAAACGTTTGAAGGTAAAACTTGGTATCTACGAAAAGGTATGGCGATGCTCGCCACTCCTGGGAAGTCGAACCATAATCTCGGTTTGGCTGTTGATGTTCATTCCGCTGGCGAACCGGCACGAATCAAATGGTTGATAGCGAACGTCAAAGACTTCGGATTTTCTTGGGAAGTTGTACCGAGCGAACCGTGGCATTTGCGACTAGTCACCGGTGATAGCCCTACCCCTGCTGTACAAGCATGGGTTGATACGCACAAGGCCGTATGACATGGATGGCGGTTGGGCGTTAATTCTTTCGGCTGTAGTAACAGCAGTCGGTGGAGTGATCGTCACAATAATTAGTGTGTTCCGCAAAGAAAACAAGTCAGATCATGCTGTTGTCACAGGAATGTTGCAACATATTTACCGTAGTGTGAGCCGTGTTGAAACAAAAGTAGATAAGGTTGACAGCCGACTGACAAAACATCTAGTGTCACACGGAGAAGAAGGACTTGACAATGGGCGAAAAGTTGACCACACTAGAGTTACGGCGGATAAGAAAGTATCTAAGTAAGGTATATCCAGGGGTCGCTGAACAAGACGACCTGTGGGATGTTATTTCTAAACTAGACAAACTCATTATCGAAGGGGCCAAACATGACAAACAAAACAAAGCCAACAGCCGGAAGTGAAGTTCTTTTAGAAGCACACACCCTTGTTAACGGTGCTAGACAAAACGATTACGGTCATCCAGCTGACGACTACCGTAAAGTGTCAGACATTTTTTATACACTCACCGGCATCGAGTTAGAAGTATCTGAAGCAATCCTGTTTATGGTGTCAGTCAAACTGGCTCGCCTTCGCACGAACCTTGAACACGACATCATTCATCACGACAGTCTTGTGGATGCGCTCGGCTATCTCGCCTGCTTAAACATGGCGGCAGAATAGTGGGTGCTTTCTACGATGAGTTGAAGTCGGCGCACATAGAGAACGACAGCCTGTACAAGTTACGTAAAGCTTTAGGTGAAGAAGATTTCAAGGATCTAGTTAAAGCAATGAAAGACTCGTCAATTAGTGGTCGGGCTATTCATGCTGCGTTGGTTAAACGTGGCATCAACGTCATCGGGTTAAGCACATTTAATGCTTTACGAAAGACGTTCAATGAAAATATCTGACGAAGCGAACTACGAACAGCAGATCATAGACCTGCGTACCGCTTTACGCAAAGCACAGTTAGCTGAAGCGAAAGCAAAACTGAAGACAGCAGACTATGTGGAAGCCGTGTTCGAAGCGGCACGTCTGTCTTTGTTGGCGACACCACGCCCAACAGTTATCCCACCGGTGAAAGATAAACGCAAAATCAAACCTGAGGTTGCCCTCGTACATTTGACCGACTGGCAGGCAGGTAAACAAACCATCTCGTACGACATCTCTGTACTAGAAACCCGTATCGCTGACATGATTCGCAAAGTAATACAACTCACCGACATTCAACGCGCCCACCATCCTGTCAAAGAATGTGTAGTCATGTTGGGTGGCGACATGGTGGAAGGCGTAGGCATATTCCCAGGCCAACAGTTCGAGATCGGTGCGCACCTGTACGAACAAATGTTTGCTGTCGTGCGCATCATCGAGTCATCTATCCGTACCCTTGCCACAAACTTTGAGTCAGTCAAAGTGGTGTGCGAGTTCGGTAATCATGGTCGGCTTGGGCGCAAAGGCGACATGCCTGCCGGTGACAACATTGATCGCATCGCCTACCAGATTGCGTCAAACAACTGTGCCGACATCAAGCACGTCAAATGGCAGATGTCTGATGACTGGTACCAAATTTTTGCTATCGGCAACTACAATGTGCTGTTGGTTCACGGCGACGAAATAGGGGCGTTCGGCTCTATTCTGCGCAAGGTTTCGGCATGGTCTACCGGTGTCGTAGAATCATTCCATGACTGTTACATGGGGCATTTCCATACACCTACCGCGCTCACGATGGCGAACGGTGGCCGTGTGTTCGTAACAGGTTCACCTGAGTCGCACAACGAGTATGCCCGCACGTTTATCGCTGCTGTCGGTAAGCCAAGCCAACGCCTGCATTTCGTTGACCCGATCAAAGGTCGTGTCACTTCAGAGTATGTGTGCTGGCTATGAAACTTTGCTGCCAACATTGTGACGCAATCATCGAGCATGATGAGACAAAAGTGGCTTCTTGTCTCTGCGATCCTGATGCCCCAACTTGGGTGGCGATAAGCCGTGATGGTCGCATCATGTCCATGTCTCACGCCAGTTACGAATATCTCCCAAAGGAAAACTAATGTCTTGCCCGTGGTCGCTTGTGTCAGTTCATTGGATAGACGCATACGATTCCGATAACGGTTGGATTGAGATAGAAACCTACAAACCTGAAGCCTGCCATGTTGTGTCGGTAGGTTTCCTGTGGCCTGACTGCCTGCCAGGGTACATTTCGATCACCGGTTCATATATGCCTGATGAGGTACCGAACCTTAAAACTATAGGGATGGTCACACATATCCCTGTGTCTATGGTGCAGAACGTAAAAGTTTTGGATCAAGCAAAAATTGATTTGACTTTGCAACACCCTGCCCGTATGCTTTAAGTAAACCAAACAAAGGGGAGTTATGAAAAAGAACTGGTACACAAGACCGAAACCTGAACACGGCACAACCGAATGGTTGAAAGCCCGATGGAAAAACGGGTTAGGTGAACCACAAATCACCGCATCAGTAGCAGCTGTCGTTCACGGGGCGCACCCGTTCAAAACTGCGGCAGACCTGGCAACAGAACTGTTAGCTGCGCAACCACCGCAACCTGAAGCACCGAACGCCGCTATGGACAGAGGCAACCGGCTTGAACCGACACTCATCAAATGGGCGGCAGACAAACTGAACAAAGTTCTGTACACACCAGATGTGCTGTACTGCTACGAAGAAGACGGCGTACGACTCATGGCAACACTCGACGCGTTGAGCATGGATGAACCTGACTCACGCCAAGTGATCGAGGTTAAGACCACTAAGAAACGTTGGACTGGCAAACTGCCTGACTACTGGTATTGGCAGGGTGTACAGCAGGCGATCTGTGCGAACGTGTTTAGTGTTGATTGGGCAATCTTTGACTCAGACCTTGACCTGCATCATCATGTGCAGAAGGTTTCTTCGGATGAGAAACAGTTACACATTGATGCTTGCCGAAAGTTTTTGGCAGCGATTGATTTAGGGATGTTGCCTGACGGTGCAGAGTACGAGTACCGTCACATGTCAACCCAGTATCCGCAAGGCCAAGACACGACAGTTGATTTACCGGCAAACATTAAAGAACATTTTGAGTATCTGAAAAAGATTAAAACACAGATGAAAGAACTGGAAGATCACGAAGATAAATTGAAAGCAGAAATTTGTGCGATCATGGGAGAAGCAGAGTACGCCACGTTGGGAAACAAGTTGGCTTGCACTTGGAAAACTTCGACACGCACATCGTTAGATCAAAAGAAACTAGAACAAGAACACCCTGCGTTAGTAGAGAAGTATAAGAAAACATCAACCATTCGCACATTCCGTGTGACAACCAAAGGAGAATAACAATGGAACTAAAAGAAATCATCAGCGCATACGGGGTACCTGACCCGTCAATCGTAGGCAAACTACCGCGAGGCGGCATCACGCTCGACTTCGTAGGTCACGCAGAAATCAACCGAATCCTCATCGACATTGATCCAATGTGGAACTGGTCCCCTGTCGAGTTCGTGAACGGCAGACCAGCAATCACCGAAACAAACGGCATGGCAACCATGTGGGGACACCTAACTATCCTCGGCAAAACAATGTTGGGTGTCGGATCGGTACGTTCAGACAAACCTGACCTAGACAAAGAACTAGTAGGCGACTTCTTGCGTAACGCATCCATGCGTTTCGGTATCTGCCTATCACTCTGGTCCAAGTCAGAATGGGAAGAACACCCTGTTGCGGCACCGAAACCTGCCGGTGTTGTCAGCCAAGAAAACATTGACCGATTCAAAACAGCTTGCAAAGAAGCGAACCTTGATCCAAACCTGGTCGCCAAAGAAGCAGGCGTACTACTTGTCGGATTGAAAGACACAGACATGGCTAAGTTGCGTGACACGTTCAAGAAAATGAAAGACGCACCAGCACCAAAGCCGACAGACATACCGTTATCAAACTTGGAAGCCGAAGAAGCAGTCGTCGCCTTGTTTAACGCAACCCCTGTTGAAGCGGTACATTCACCGAACATTAAACCGAAAGACCTTAACACCAGGGCAACAGCAGCACAGGTTGGCAAACTTAAAGCATTGATGTTCGCTAAAGGTTTTGACACACCGGAATCCAAACTGGAATTGGCTGTCGGTTCGGTGAAGCATCCTTTACATGACTTGAACGAGATGACAAAGGGTGAGGTCTGGGAACTTATCGAAACCCTAGACCCTCAATGACCGATGAACGCAAAGGTGAATGTCAAGGCAACCGAGACAAATGCAACCTACCTGAATGTCCGAAGTTCGGGCTGCTCGGTCGCCCATCTCGTGACGGTAAGCGACGGGTCCGTGGATGTAACGATCCTGCGGCTCGGGGGAAAAGGAATCGAACTAAAGGTGATGCTAAAGCCCGACATGCCCGACGCAAGCTGGGATTATCTGCGACAGGTAACGCAGGTTCTCGGCATGAGGAACATTGGGGCGGTCTATTTCGCGTTGAAGTTAAAGCCGGTGCGCAAGTTGGCCCTATCGAGACAAGGTTTCGGTCAGCGAAACAGCAATCGGATGCTTCGAAAGCGTTGGGAGATATCAGACCGTTCGCAATGATCGCTATGCCTGAAGGTAACTCTGATGGGATAGTGTTGATGACACTCAACGAGTTCGCAGAACTGATAGCCCTTATACGGTAAGGGTTAAACCGAATCAACTAAGATAAAGGGAGAACAAAATGGATGCACTATCACGGCTATTTGCCGTACTCACGGTAAGTTTCACGGTTGGGGGTGTCACAAGCCTCGCCGAAGCACCCCCTGTGGTGAACACAGCACCGACGGTTATCGTCGCACAGAACGCAGTACAGCGCGTCTGGCGTGACCCTGCCGCCAACACCAAACCCAAAGCCCTATGCCCCCAATGGTGGGATGTAGCCCTGACAGCAGGCTGGCAACCCGACCAACTCCGCACCCTAGACCAGATCATCCACCGCGAATCACGATGCCTGAAAAAAGCGCACAACACCACCCTAAACGCCGACGGGTCAACCGATCTTGGCCTAACCCAAATCAACGACAGGTCATGGTGCAAACCAACCCGCTACTATCCTGCCGGATACTTGCAAACATTAGGTTTAATCCAGTATTGTGAAGACTTATTCGATCCGCAAACAAACCTTAGATCAGCCAAAGCAATCTATGACTACGCCCAAAAAACCAACGGAAACGGGTTCACACCCTGGGGAAAGTGAAGCTATGGGAGAAATACTTACTTCATACAAA